TTTCTCAACCTGGACAAGTACCTCGTCGCCCGCGAGAAGTTCGTCCAGACCGCCCGCAACGCCGCCGGCACCACGTTCGCCGTTCTGAAGGATGGCCAGTGGTACGAGAAGGGCGACATGGGCTGGTGGGGTATGGTCGCCGACGAGAAGGATCAGGACGAGTGGAACGCTCAGTTCGCCAAGCTGATCGACGACCTGCCGGAAGACACCCGACTGACCGTCGTGGACTGCCACATCTAACCCGATGGGCTTCGGCCCATCTTTCTTCATCCATCTATAGGAGAACTTTCATGAAACTGACCAAGTACGACCGCCAGGCCTTCGTCAAAGCCGTTCTGGCCGACATTCCGCAGATCGACTATCGAGAGCAGGCTCGCAAGCTCATTTATGAGGACTCGATCGACCAGCTGCCGAAGGTGTTGCAGGATGCGGCGCGTGACGAGAAGGCGAAGTCGTATATCCACACGACAAGCCATTACCTCAGTGCCTTCTACAACAGCTTCACCGTCTTCGGACAGCGTTACCACGACTACAAGCCTTCCGACAAGATCAAGGCCAAGCTCGAGGAACTCACCAGGGCGCACGAGGCTCAAAAGGAAAAGCTCGACGCTGTGGAGGCGAAGCTGACCGCCAGTATCGAAGCCTGCACAACGCTCAAGGCCGCCAAAGAGCGTCTGCCGGAATTCGAGAAGTACCTGCCTGCGGACCGCACACCGGAGAAGGGCGTGTACCTGCCGGCCGTCGCCAACCTCGTCGCTGACCTGGCCACCCTCGGCTGGCCCAAAGACAAGGTCGCGCCGAAGGAAGAAGCAAAGCGCGGCAAGAAGACCGCCGCTGTCGTTACAGCCTGACCTGAAGGAGAGCCGTCATGACCCAAGCAGAAGTCGTTCTTGCCGCTCTCCATAAAGCACCGCTGACCTCGATGGAAGCCTTCGTCGAGTTCGGCATCACCCGCCTTGCGGCTCGAATCAACGAGCTTCGCAAGGCAGGCCACCACATCGAAACCATCCACAAGACGACGACCAACCGGCTCGGTGGACGATGCACATATGCCCAGTACGCCTTGCTTGCAAGCCCTGCGTCGGGTTCATAACATAAGTCATCACTGACACAGAAAGGCATTATGCAATCGCTCGTCAACTTCTTTGGCCGACGCCGATTCAACTACATCGACACGATCGGCATCTTGGCGTTCGCCGAACTCTGGGGAGCAAACCATCTGGTTCTCGCCCTGCTGGCGTTCTTTCTGATCTTCCTCGTGTCCGTCACGGTCGAGGGGAGGGTGCGCTGATGCCGGACATTTCGATGTGCGCCAACCGCACCTGCCCAAAGGCAAAGGACTGCTATCGCTTCAGAGCGATACCCAACCCGTACCGCCAGGCGTATTCGTCCTTCGCGCCCGACGAAAGCGGCCACTGCGGCTACTTCTCGCCGATCGAGGGCTACTCCGAGCAGTACCTGCAACCCTATCCGAAAGACAACAATGAGAATCATCGGACTTGATACCGAAACCACCGGCCTGGAGCAAGAGAAGGGCCACCGCATCATCGAAATCGCCCTGCTGACCTACGACTTGGACTCGAGGGCGCTGATCGACAAGTGGGTACAGCGGATCGACCCCGAGCGCAGCATCGACCCTGGCGCGCAGGCCGCGCATGGCATCAGCTACTCGGAGCTCGTCGGTGAGCCGAAGTGGGAAGACGTGGCTGAAGAAGTCGCTCGGCGTCTGAGTACGGCGGAGCTCCTGGTAGCGCACAACATGGGCTTCGACGGTCCGTTCATTGGCGCTGAGCTCCATCGGGTTGGCCAGGAAGTGCCTGACGTGCATAGCCTCTGCACGATGGAGAACGCCCGCTGGGCTTGCCCTGACGGTAAGTTACCTCGTCTTGGCGAGCTTTGCTTCGCGATGGGAGTCGATTACGACCCCGCCAAAGCACACGCCGCAGAGTATGACGTGAACGTCATGATGGACTGCTTCTTTCGCGGTCTGGAGCGTGGCTTCTACCAGCTGCCAAAAGCGCTTCGAAGCATGAGCGGCTTCAAGAACTGCCACGACGCACCGGCGGTCCCAGCATGAAGCCTCGCGCCAAGATTACAAATGCCTACAAGGAAAAGTGGGCTGACGCACATGTCCTGATCGGTTTCTGCACGGCTCACGAAAGCCGCCCCGAACTGGTTGGCGAACGCATTCACACCAGCGCCATCTTGAAGGTCAAGGGCAATACGGTGGAGACGCGGAACACGATCTACGAAGTCGAGTGGGGCACCAATGAAGATTCCTGAACTCACTTGGCCAGACGACACCAACGAAGTGGAGTGCGTCGGCTTCAGCGAGGCGCTCGTCTACGACCTGATCTTCGCCATCGACCACGATCGAGTGAAGGTCATCAGCAATGGCCGAAACGCCTGGTATCGCGACTGGACCTTCGACTTTCTTGGCTTTCGCTACACGGTGGAAGTGGAGGAGCTCAGCCAGGAGCTCGTACCCTACCGCATTCAAAAGATCGCTCGGCTTGGTGTGGACAACGACGGCAACACCATCGTCGATGAGAGCTTCACCAACCCCACATCCATGTACCCCGAACCTGCGCCCAAGTACGAAGGCGCATGGGGCTCATTCTGAAAGACAACAATGGAACACTACTCCCGATTCATCGACTTCTGCATTCTGGCTTCATTCATCCATGCCGTGCCCGACATGAGCAAGCGTTCGCGCCAAATTTGGAGCGTGGTGTGGACGTGTATGGCGGTCGTAGCCATCGGCATCATGATTTACAAAGGAGCCTGACATGCCCATCAAGTTCAAAGCCATCGAGCTTCAACGCGAACGAACCATGATTCCTACGCCTCGAGAGTTCGAGATTGGACCGAACCCAAGCTATCTGAACAGCCTGGTGACTGGCTGCTTCTCGCCGATCCTGCATCTGCCGCAGATCATCTTCCTCGGTGCCTTGTGGCCGTTCGTCAAGGCGATCTTCAACGCAATGGCGTTCATCTGCCTGTCGTTCTTTGCGGGCATCACCGGACGCGCCAACGGCTTCAGAGTCATCGGCATGCAGGAGCGTGAGTTGACGGCCGACGAGAAGGAGCTGGCGCTGCGCGACATGATGGCCGGCTCAGGCTACAAAGCAGTGCCGCTGGACACTTCACTGGCAAACAAGCAAGAACAGCAGTAAGTCCTGCGTGCGCTTGTCACAATACGTCATCGGTGACATATAGCAAAGGAGCGCACATGCAAGCACACCCCGTCCCCAAAGTTGGCGACACCGTTGTCCTCAACGACAACGGCCTCGAACAAGTCTTCGGACGCAAGCACGGCCTGGCCCACATGAAGACCCTTCGGATGAAGGTCACGCATGTGGACTTTGATTCGCCGACGTTTCCCGAGCCGACCTACCCAATGGAAGTGGACAACAAGGAGATCAGCGCCTACCTGATCGACCACCACTGCTTCGACATTGTGGAGTCGGCACCTGCGGTTCGCTACGAGGAGTGGAGCGGCACACACGGTCGTGGTGGCATTCAGCGAACGCTGGATCGCAACAACGCAGAGGACGCAGCCTTTCTCTCGGACGCTGTGACCATCGTGAACGACAACGGCAACGAGCGCCCGATGACGTTCGACGAAGCTGAGGCATTTGGCGTTCGTCGCATCGTCACCGCTCGGAAAATCATGCCCGAAAGCGACTGGTCATGAGCCGCAAGAAGAAGCGCGAGCCCAAGCGCCGCAACCCAGTCATTCGTCGGCTGATCGAGAACCCCAAGCGCAACGCAGGCGCGCACAAGCGCAAGCAGCCTACCAAGCGCGATCAGCGAAGGATCGAGGAATGATGACCGTCCGCGAACAGTACGAACGCCAGTGCAGAGTGGCGGCAAGCACCAGCGCCTTCTACAACACCACGCTGGATGTAGTGCTCGTTTGGCACCGAAATGGCTCGCCATCCAGGGTCAGCATCCTGGGCAACGCCATCAGCCGTGCAGCGTATCGCGCCTGGAAAAAGGACGGCTCGAACGTGCGCCTTCTCTGCACCTATACCAACGGCCAACGTGACGCCGTGAAAGTGAGACTCGGATGAACATCTTCGCCCTTCATCGCAACCCAACCATCGCCGCGCAAATGGCGTGCGACAAGCATGTAGTGAAGATGATTGTGGAGAGCGCACAACTCTTGTCTGCCGTACTCATCAAGAACGGCCACGAGGCGCCCTACAAGCTCACCCACCAGCATCACCCTTGCACGATCTGGGCAGGCGAGACGGCGCACAACTACGCATGGCTCTGGCATCACGGCCAGGCGCTGTGCGAGGAGTACACCTATCGGTACGGGCGGCTGCACGCCACCTACCCGTACTTCAAGGGCTTGCTTCGCAACATGCCGAAGCTGCCACACAAGGGCCTGACGCCATTCGCGCAGGCCATGCCCGAAGAGTTCCGCGATCCCAATCCGGTGATCGCCTATCGCAAGTTCTACATCGGCGCCAAAGCCCACTTCGCAACCTGGAAGCAGAGGCCGGAGCCGCTGTGGTTCACCCTGAAACAACCTGAACTGGAGGTCTGACTATGGACAAAATCGAACCCAACATCACGCACGAGGTACGCCAGCATCTGCTGAACATGGGCTACGGCAGCATCACCAACTACATCATTCCTGGACTGTCGAGTCATCTGATCGCGGAAGACCCGCACTCCAGCCAGAAGATTCGAATGTTCGCCAATCACCGCACTCAGGACATGCCGATCACGCCTCACAGCCATCGGTTTGACTTGGCCTGCATGGTGCTGCATGGCTCGGTGGAGAACACGATCTACGACGAATGGACCTATCCAGAACTGACGGACGAATTCATGGTCAGCAGGCTCGAGTACCAGGGCAATCCAGGCCAGTACAAGAAGGAGCAGGTTGCGGCCAAGCGGTTCATACGCAACACACGCCAATACACGGCAGGGCAGTGGTACTTCATGACCCACGACCAGATTCACTCCATCAAGTTCAGCAAGGACGCGATGGTGCTGGTCTTTGAAGGCGACTCGAAGACGGACCAGACCTTGATCCTCGAGCCCTACGTGTTCGGTGAGGCCATTCCCTCCTTCAAAGTCGAAGACTGGATGTTTCAAGCATGAGCAAAGTGCCCTACATGTACCTGAATCGCCAGGGCATGAACATCGACCATGCCACCTGGCTGAAGCTGCTTGGCGACGAGAGTTATCGGATCGTCCGCGAGTTCGACAACGGCGTTGTCCAGATTCGCCTGATCTGGGTTGGCAAGCTCAATCGCGTCCAGCGTCAGTCATTCCGCGAAACGTGGCCCGTCTACGAAATGCGGGTCATGAACTACAAGGCAGACGGCTCACTCGCTGCCGATCCGGTCGAAGACGGCAAGACCTTCCCCGACGAGGAGTCGGGCATCAAGGCATACGAGGAGTTTCTTCTCACCTGGACCGACTGTGAGCGGGACGACGAGAACAAGTTCGTCGAGGTGGACAACCACCTTGCGCCACCGCCACCACCGGACCCCGATGCTCCGACCTCGACCGAAGGCGTCAAGGGTTTGCCGGAAGACCTGGGCGCTGCCTGGTAGGTACGGCGGCACTGCTGTATAGGCAGGGCTGGCACTTCATCTATTCAAGATTGGCGACAACTGGTCGCCAATTCCTTGATTGGCGCAGCTCCATGGGTGAGCCTGCGCTCACAAAATCCATTCAAAACTGTCCAACAAAACCGATTGCATGTCCGCTTTCGGTCGAGTATTCGCGCACGCCGGCGCGCGTTTATTGGTTAGTTCCAAGCACGGCAGGTTTCCAATGATCTGTCCTGAGAAGTGCTTGTATGTCCTATCCGCACTGGTCAAAATTCAACCATCGACAAACGACATGAACGGAATGCACTGCGAAGGCGCTATCAAATCTCCCAAGCAAAATGCTTGTTGTTCCAAAGTTCGCAAAGTACATTTCAATCATCGAATTTTCGATACCCATTCCTCAACTTTCAACGGAGATTTTTCCAAATGAGCAAGCAAGCCAAAGCCCCCAAGTCCGCCGACCTCGACACCTTCTTCCACATGATCGGTGTTCAGGACGCCCCCACCGCAACCAACGATGACGCCTTGCTGTCCTCGATGCTCGGTGAGCTGATCGAGGAAGTCGATGAGCCCGCCAGTGTCGAGCCCGCTGCGCTCGAAGCCGCTGTCGCCGAGGTCGAGAAGGCCGAAGCGGTGCAGGGTCTGTACGCCGAGAGCGACACCGAAGCCGCTGTCGCCGAAGCTGACAAGCCCAGCACCGACCCTGAAGCCGCCACCGAGAAGGTCAAGAAGGCCAAGAAAGCGAAAGCCCCGAAGGAGCCGAAAGAACCGAAGGCGCCTCGCGTCACGTCCATCACGCACAAACCTGGCGACCGTCTGCTGGCGCTGCTGGGCGGCAACAAGGCGCTGCTGACCTTCTCGAAGGACGACGACACGATCGCTGCCGAGTCGCGTGCCGATCAGTTCATCGAGGCGATGAACGACCGCGATGCCATCGCTGACAAGGTCAAGGACAAGGCCATCATGCTGCTGACCTGGATCGCATCGGGCAAGGACGTTGGCGCTCTGAACGAGGTTCTGCTTCGGACGTTCAAGGTGCTGTTCGAGCAGGGCGAACTGACCAGCGGCAAGAATGGCAACCTGCAGACCAACCTGCTGGCCAAGCCGTACAGCCCTGGCACCGCAGCATCGCAGGCAAACCAGATGTTCATGCTGATGCCTATCCTCGGTGTCACGATGCGCGAGAAGGGCCGCATGGTGCTCAATCCGTCGAGCATCATCGGCGAGGCGATGAAGGTGAAGCTGGGCTACGCTGTCGCCTAAGTCACCACTGAGAGGAGGGCGTAAGCCCTCCTTTCACCAGAGGGCTTCACACGTTGGAGCTTTCTGGTGAAAGGAACACGATGCACAACTTCGAATATGCCGAACGCGCCCAGATGCTTCGGATGCTTAATGAGCGGGCCTCATACAAGCACATGGCCTATCAGATGCAGCAGGCGCTGATGGCAATCGCGTCAGGCGATGGCGACGCGATGGTGATCGCACAACAGACTTTGGACAAACTGAGAAAGGAGTATGAAAATGGATTTGAGCAAACTGGAACAAATGAGCACTGACGCCTTGCGCGCCATTCGTGACAAGGCAGTTGCCGTCCTGAACACGCGGCTGGACAACAGTCTTCGGTACGGAACGATCGCCAGCTTCAAAGACCGCAATGGCCAGCTCCGCTACATGCGAGTGGAGCGCGTGAGCGCCAAAAGCGTGAGTGGCGTCGAGTGCGATCCGACCACGCATGGCGCCGTGAGCACCGTGAAGTGGAGGGTGTCGCAGAACCTCCTGACCGTGGTCGCGAACCCTGGCGTCAAGCCTGTCGCGCCCGCGAAACCATCGGTGCCGTATCGTCCGAGCAGCGTACCGGACAACGCCTGGTGAACAAGAGCAGGGCCTCGAGTCCTGCTTTTTTGTTTCTCATTTCAGTCCATGGACAGAATGAGCAATGCTGCATATATGGAGCATTAAGCCACCCAATGCGCGATATATGCATCATCGAGCGCCGGCAGGCTGACAGCTGCCGCTCACCAGATCGAGCGTAGAGCGGTTTCCAAGAGGTCGGTGATACCTGACCACCACCGACAAAACGAACGCGAGGCCGCTCTTTTTAATCGGTCATCTCCAGCTGCTAGGCGACCTTGTGTCGGCTGTTGGCAATCAGTCATCGGTGACTTGCATGTCCATCAGTCATCGGTGACACTATCAATGTCGATTTTGACAGCAAAGGAGAAACCGTATGGGACTCGATATGTACGCCTACAAGGTCCGCGCCGACCTCGTGGGTGATGAACAGGTGGACATTCCCGCCTACAGCAACGCCCTCAAGGCCATTGGCTTCACGCTTTGGTCGGATGAGGATTACGCCAACAAGTCCGACGAGGAAAAGCAAGCGTACTGGAAAGCGCGTGACGAAGCGGATGCGCGGGTGAAGTCCGAAGGCATCTACGACAGCGACTTCGCCTACTGGCGCAAGTTCAACCACCTGCATGGCTGGATGGAGCAGCTGTATCGCAGCAAGGGCGGTTCGGCCGATTCCTTCAACTGCGTCACGGTGCGGCTCATGCCTGACGACCTGGATCGGCTGCAGTCGCTGGCCGTCATGAAGGCGCTGGCACCCACTCAGGGCTTCTTCTTTGGCGGTGCTGAGCCATTCAACGACGAGGACAAGCAAGAGGTGCTGGACTTTGTCGCAAAGGCCCGTCAGGCGATCGCCGATGGCTACGTTGTCCTGTACGACTCCTGGTGGTAGTTTACGAAAGCTGGTACTCCCTGCGTTCCCATCCTACAATAAGTCATCGACGACTTAAAAGGAGCAGATGATGCCAGCTTTCCAAGACCTCACCGGGCAGCGATTCGGACGACTGGTTGTTCAGGAGCGATCCACGAACCAGGGCAAGTTCACGACATGGAAATGCCTTTGTGACTGCGGACAGGAGACTGTCTCGCAGGGCAACAACTTGAAGTCCGGACGCTCAACCTCGTGTGGGTGCAACCGTGTCCGGCACGGACACTCGCGTGGACGAAACCAGTCGGCCACCTACCAGACCTGGCGCAACATGGTCCGGAGGTGTACCGACCCGAGCAACAAGGATTTCAAGAACTATGGCGCCAGGGGAGTCACCGTCTGTGATCGTTGGCTCGAGTCCTTCGACGACTTCTTGGCTGACATGGGCGAGAAGCCTGATGGCATGACTATCGAGCGCAAGGACAACGACGGGTCTTACAACCCTGAAAACTGCAAATGGGCGACTCGCTTCGAGCAGCGCCACAATCGCCGAGATTCGGCTAAGTCACCCGTGAAGGAGAAGCAAACATGATCCTCGAACGAATCAGCTCCGTCTCGGAGTCCAACACCTTCGTCGTCACGAGCGGCGCGCTGCGGGTCACGGACCCGTGCTACGACATGAATGCCTGGTGCAGTGGCCAGCTGGACAACGTCCGCAACGGCATCTGGCACGCCCACGTCGGCTACCACGAGGATGACGCAGGCTGGGGCACTCGCGTGGCCTACCTGCACATCGTCAGCATCGAGGCCGAGCGCCACTTCGATCACATGGCCGAGTTCGACTCCACCTGGGAGAACAGCGGCATCCACGTCGGTGTGGACTCGGGCCAGGCAGGCTTCTTCGACCGAGCCCTGTTCAGCCAAGTCTGCGAAGCGGAAGCAGTCAAGGAGAAGTTCTACGACGAGGTCTGCAACCTGACCTTGGATGACAACCAGTGGGGCGTCCACTCGATCGGTGCCGTCTCCAGCAGCGGCTACGGCGATGGCAGCTACGAATGCCTGGTTCGTCGCGTCGATGGCCAGGTCGTCGAGGCCATCATCGTCTACATCGCCGAGTACGAAGAAGAGGAAGAAGGAGAAGAAGATGCCTGAACAAATCGTGAAGACCAAGTTCTTCCATTTCAGCCAGAACAACTCTGGTGGACGTTTCCACGTCGATGAATCGGTGGCGCACCACGTCATCATCGAGGCTCTGGACGCTATGCACGCCAACCAGCGGGCGACGGATGTTGGCATCTACTTCGATGGCTGCGACAAAGGCTACGACTGCGACTGCTGTGGCGATCGTTGGTACGCCAAATGGAGCGACGATACGGGCGATGACGAGCCGCTGATCTACGACACGCCACCGCATGAGGCATCGGACATGTTCACGAAGGTCGGCGAGCCCATGTGCCACGTCTACTATCTGGACGGCACCAAGAAGTCCTATGTGAAGTTGGACCCTGCGGCTACCTAATTGGCTAAGTCACCAGTGACCTTGTATGTCCAAGGTTCGCTGGTGACAATGAATCATCAGCAACCACACGACAGGAGATCGACATGATCCAGCTTCACTTCTGGAGAAAGCACCTGCCATCAGGCAGCGTGTACATCGGCACGTTCAACAACTCCCATGTGCCAGAACTGCAGTACCTCCAGCCTCATGCGGCCGAGCGCGAGTGCAGGGCGGTGCTGGTCAGGTGGAATCGTGATCCGCTGAACACCGATTGGCTGTACGACTACATCGGCGTTCGCAACGAGGAAGTTGCCGAGTACGAAAGGAAGCAGGCATGCCTCTCCATCTGACCATGACCGGCGTCTATGCCGGCACACCCATCTGCGGCTCCGCCCGTGAGCCGCACGACGAAGGCGTCCACATGATCTACGCGCCACTGGACAACCCCGAGTGGCGAGCCAAGGTCTGCCCCGAGTGCCTCAAGGCGTACGTGGACAGCTTCGAGCCCGAAGAACTCGCCGGCCTGCCGGACGACCATTGGGTCAAACAGGCGGCAATGAAACCTTCCGATGACCAACCTGGGCTTTTCTGATGCTGTTCGCCATCTGCTGCTGCGTGGCGTATGGCGTTCTGTTCGGAAGCTCGAAGTAGCCAACGCAGACGCTTGCACGTCCAACTGGCGCTGGTGAGAATTAAGTCACCAGCAACGAAACAAAGGAGAACGCTGTGTCCTATAACTTCACTCTCAAGACCCATGTGGGCAAGTTCGAAGTCCAAATCGACCCGGTGGCCAGGTATGGCTACTTCGAGCACGAGGAGCTCGGCGACGAATATGGCGGTGGCCTGTGGTTCGACACCGACAAGGAGCTTCTGGACTACGACGGCGTGTACGACCTGCCCAAGAGCGTGAAGACCGCCATCGCAAACCTCGGATACAGCACAGCCGACATGGAGGCCGAATGCGCCTCCTTCTGATTCACGGCGACATGGTCGCCATCTACGAGAAGAGGGAGCGACTGGCGGTTTTCGCCGGTGCCTCTCAACTCGATAACTCGTCCGCCGAGCAGCTTCGCTTGGCGTCTCGCAAATCCATTATGGAAACCCCTATAGGAGAGAACAATGGCAACCAAGAAACGCCACCATCTGCGGCTTGAACTCCACGAGTCGATCAGCGGAACGTACGAAGACCCGCTGTCCTTCGATGCCGTCTCGGAGCTTCAGGACTACCTGGAGAACGAGTTCAACAATCACGGCATCCGCGTCCACATGCAGATCGTGGAGGACATGGAAAATGATTGAGCACGCCTTTGCCAAGTGTCTGAAGACGTTCCTGCGTCACGCACACGGCCAGGTGGAGTATTTCCTGCCCTACGAGGGCAACCTGACCGCCAACAAGATCAAGCTCCTGACCGAGCGCATGACGGACAAGGTGGCCGACATGTACGTGCCACACATGACGAAGGCGCAGGTCAAGGCCGCAATCCACTCGCGCCTCTCAAGCGAATGGCTCACGGGTCGGGAGAAGGACGTGACGTTCGAGAAGGACGAGCATGGCACGTACACGATCAAAGGAGAGAACTGGTTCTTCATGGGCTGGAAAGCGGAAGACTTCTGCATCGTTGAATGACGCCAACCTCACCGCTTGCTTGTCCTAAGTCAGCGGTGAACAATAAAACCATGTTCAACGACACCACAGGAGTTTCTGATGGATGCAACCAAGCGTGATGAATACCTGCGAGGCATCGCAGCGTCCGCCCCCGAGGTACAGGTCGATTGGCAGCGTGCTCGCCAGGCCATTCTGACCACCGCCTTCGAGCAAATCTGCAATCAGCAGGACTGGCGTGCGCCGATCAACGCCGTCGTCACTGTCCACGAGTACGACCCCATCGCCTTGAGCGTGTACGTGGAGGCGGTCAAGTACCACACCGGCACCGAGCCCAACACGTACGTCGTGGACGGCTTCAACGCCGAGACACGCATCGCCAAGTACCGAATCGTCAGCGAAGGCTACCGGCTCGGGCCGGCAGGAGCCTGACATGAGTACAAGCAACGTCCGCAAAGTGACCAACCGGATCACTCAGATGATGGACGAGGGTCTTCTCGACCCCCGCGCCGTCGCCGATGCCTGTCTTTGCGCGATGAGCGAGGACGACGTGGCTCTCATGGCGCACAACGAGGAACTGTTTTTAGGAGAGGACGACGATGAAACGGAAGAAGACGCTGACGAGGAGTGAGCGCGAGGCGCTGGAGTCGTTCCAGGCCCTGCAGCGCAAGTGGGACACGATGCCCAAGTTTGCACGGACGCCGATCGTGGCCAAGCCCTCGAGCGCCATCCCAGCCCTCACCACGCCGCCAGGCCGCAGCACGGGCAGGGAGCACAAGTCCCTGGACACCGGACACAACGGCGGCACCAAGCCGATTCACAGCCTGCGCTACACCGGCACCAAGCTGCTCGGCATCGGCGTGATGCACAAGTCCAACTCTGTACCTGTGTTCAAGGGCGAGGACGCCATCGACATTGCACGAATGAGGAGAGGCTGATGAACGGCTACGCAGACGCCATCAACGCCGCGATCGAACAGGACCGCGAGCAACTTCGGGACTACGGACGACTGATGGCGCAGGCCCTCATTCCGCTGGCCGAACTCGAACCGATGCCCTTCGCGGATCGCCAACTGGTGCGCGAAGGCTACGCCCAACAACTTGCCGACTACCCCAATGGATAAGGAGAATCACATGAAGGACGAACCAACACACGCGGAAAAGCTCGCCACCTTGCGAGGTGAGGAGACGGGCTGGGGCTATTGGATCAGCGCACCGCCCGTGCCAACGAACCTCTGGTCGGACGAGGACTGGATTCGATTCATTGGCACCCGCTGGTATCGCAAGGCCTCGATCAAGTCACAGGATCAGTCATGAACGACTCGGAGCTACTGGCTCGCATCAAGGAGCTGGGCGCGTATCGCGATGTGAGGCTGCTGCAGGACGGCGCCATCATCGCCATCGGCGACCTGATGTTCACCCGAGCCATCTACATGGACGTGGACCTGAACGGCTGGGGCAGGCGCTTCTGCTTCGAGGACCGAGCCCTCGCCGACACCGAGTTCCAACGCCTCGAGAACGACGACCAGGAGCCAACGGGCTGGATCGCCAGGCGCTAGGGCACTTCAATGGCGAGATTCTCGGAATGCTACAAAGTCCAATGTGGGTTTTGCACAATAAATCATCGCACAAACAATCAAAGGAGAACGCGATGATCTCAACGGAACGCAAAGCCCAACTCACAGACTTTGGCTTCTACGTCGAAGACATGGGCAAGGAGTACGGCCCTGACTTCGCCGGTCAGTACCGATGGATGCACCACCACACCATCGACTTCCAAGACGGTGAGCCGTCCTGCAGCGAAGATGACGCCTGGAAAGACGCCGATCGCTTCGAGCGGAACATCACGAGCTCCTGGGGTACGAAATGACGCCCAAAGCTCAAGCCCATCTGGCAATGGAAGCACTCGACGAGGCCTGCAACTTCATTCAGGACAGGCTCGGCGTCGAAACGGGTGACGCTGCGGCCATCTTCTTCTCAGGCACCACTTCCGAGCAGGTTCTTCGCGCCTTCGTCGAATACATCGGCCTGGAGCTGTCTCTGAAGGAGCCTTCATGAAGATCAGTCGCCGCCTACGTGAGCAGTTCCGCTTCTACGAGCGAAAGGGCTTCAGGGCGATTTCCATCGAGCCCAGCGGCCACCACGTCAAGGTCATGTTCGAAGGCGTGCCCAGGCCGTTCTACCTGACCGCGAACGCCACCGATCCCCGGTCCTACCTGAACAACGTGGCCGACCTGAAGAAGTTCGCCAATTCAAACAAGGAACGCAAGCGATGAAGTCCGTCGATTTGCGTCCAAACGATTAACTCACCACTGACAAAGGAAAGCCAAATGCCTAAGATCATCAACGGAATCAAGTGCCGAACTCGCGAAGAAAGCCTGCGACACATCATGCGCCAGGCCAAAGCTAACAAGATCGGTCCCGAGCCGACCGATGCCACCCGATTCGACAACTGCCTGTACGAGTACGAGTCAGGCAACAACTGCGCCGTCGGCTGCCTGTTCAGCAAGGCGCAAATCAAGGACTTGAAGAAGCGCAGTCTCAATGGGATGTCCATCAAGTACATCACGGACATCGTCGGTCAGGCCAACATCGAAACCGTCACCGGCATGAGCAAGAAGGAGCTCGGTCAGCTCCAAGAACTGCACGACCGAACGTTGGAGAAGTTCGACGTGAGAACGGCCAGAGAGCGCCTGATCGAGCACTGCCAAAGAGAGCTGCAGGAGCTCGAAAGCCTGAAGGCCAAGGTATAAGAAACCCACACGAAATGGCAGGAAACTGCCTTTCGAATCGCAACCTCGAGGCCATGGAACGTAAGTTGTTGATTTTAAAGGCTTTTTCGACCAATCCACCTTCCTATAAGACTACTGCTTAAAAAATAAGCAACCTATAAGGTCAAACCAGGAACCCACCAACCGAAGAACCAACGAACCGAAACGACCTTGGCCTGACCTCAGAACGACCACCAGAAGCGATCCAAACGACCAGACCGACCACCGACCGCACCAACACCGGAAAACGTCTCAAAACGCGTTTTAAGACCTCGACCCCAAGAACCGCCCTTCCCGCAACAAGGAACAAGAACAACCTTCAGGAACTACTACATACAGATATAGAAGGGCGACAAATTCCCCAACAAGTTCCCGCATACGGCAACAGGTCCGAAAAGAACGACAACGGCATCGACAACAACGAACACGGACAACGACACGGAGAAGGAGAAGAATGATTGGAAGAAGAACAACACGGACACGAAGAACAAAGAGGAAGAGCGGAAAGAGGCGAAGCGGGAGAGAGTGGAAGAACCCAAAAAAGGAGTGAAAGAAGAAAGGTAGGGGAGGGCGGAAGAACAAAGCCGAAAACCTTAAGAGAAGGGCGGATGTAGTCCCTGCATCGTTTCATCCATCTTTTGGCCAAAACCTTACAGGAAAAACTTCGGCGCGAAATGCCACACGCCAGGCCAATCTCCAATGCTGACAACAACTTAGCTCCATGGAGTCATCGGCGTTCAGGTACGGCGACAGGGTCGTACGTAGAGCCATGGAGTCGTTTTGCTGTACCGATGAAGGTTCGCAGGCCACGGAAAGCACCGGCCATGGAGCGTTCTCAGGCCACCGGCCATGGCTCTTCCTATAAGACTCCATGGAGCTTCCTATAAGGTTTCAAGGCCGTTTTTGGGCCTTTCTATAAGGTTGGAGCCTCCTACGTATAAGTTTCCCTATAAGAGTCCCTATAAGGTTCCATGGGCGCTGTGTAAGGTTTGGCTCAACCATGCGGTTTGCGCCCTATAAGGTCTCCTATAAGGTCTCCTATAAGAACGCTGAAAGTCCGTCTTCGGTCTGGTGTAATGAATCATCGCAACACACAAAAAAGGACCGCGATGAACATCCTAGACAACTGCTCGCTGACGGACGATGAAGCTGACCTCGCTGCCAAGATCATCGACCTGTTCGGAGACGGTGAGCATCCAGCACCGACCGAGCAGTCCATCTACTTCTTCACGCCCAACTACACGATCGAGTGCTTGGACGAAGCGATTCGCATCGGTTCTCCGAGCAAGTACATGGAACAGATCGTCGCGCTGAAAGCGAAGCTGGAACAACACCAAGCTGCCTTCGTGTGAGCCAATGAACCGAGTTGCCAACCAGCTCGGTTCCGTTCACAGGTACGGGGCCATGGCAGTCAAACGCTCCATGGGCTTTTTTTTGCGTCGAAGCAGCCCTCGAGCTCCATGGGTGTGTCCATGGACTCATCGGAGTTGGGGTACGGCTGGGCCGAAGTAGGGCTGCCGGTCGGACGAATTTCAGGTACGGCAGGACTGAAGTTGGAGTACGGCTTGGCTGAAGTACGCACACCAGTAGGACGCGGGGCACGCCCGCGCCCGCCGGGTGTCCATGGACGCCGCGCCAACGCGGATGAGGATCGTCCGCGTCCAGGAAGCCGGATGAGGATCATCCGCATCCACGCCGAATTGCGGATCATCCGCGTTTGGGTCTCCTATAAGACATAAGACCAGTCTCCTATAAGACAGGAGATGGGTCTCCTATAAGACATAAGACAGGAGACTCCATGGAGCGCTCTCCTAGGAGACCCGTTTACATACACCAGTTCCATGGAAAATGCTAATTGGGAATTCCAATCGTGTCCATTGAAAAATCCAATGGAGGTTTCCATACAAACTATGGTTTTTCATCAAAACCAGCGTTATAATTCTTTCACTGCAGCGATTTTGCTACAGTACAACAAACCAACTTTATAGAGGTTCAACATGAGCAAAGCAAACAAGACCACCAGCAAAACCACCACCACCACCACCAGCGCGCAAGACCTGCAAAACGCAATTATCGAAGCATTCAAAATTCGAATTGATAATGCAGAAAATGACAATCAGCGCGATTATTTGACAAAAGAAAAACGCTTTTTCGAAGATAAAAACGCTGAAATCATTATCGAAAAATCAATGCAATATATTGATTTTGCGCGTTTTGCAAATCAGATTAAAATCACTGAAAAGAAAAATCGCGATTATCTCGCGCAGTATGTTATTAATAAAATTCGTCGTTTTGCATATGGTATTGCAAACAATACAAAATCGTTTATTGATGGTTATTCAAATTCGATTTTGTTTAATTTGTCTGAACTGCAAAATATGACGATGAAATCGCGTTTAGTTTCGCTTTCAAAATCTGCGGTATATCTTGAGACAGAAAAGATTCAAGAAATTAAGCGTAAAATTAATGTTTCGCTGAATACCGCAGACACACAAGCGAGCAGCAGCAAACAAGCATTTATCTTCTTGAATATTACAAACGGTCAAAAAGGTAAACGCGATGATGATATTGAATTCAAAGATAATGATACCGCGAATTTTGTAAAAGCGTGGTTCGTGCAATAATAAATAAATAATGAGATAATGCGATATTAGATTATCGCATTATCTCAAAATCAAATCACCACATAATGAGGTAAAAGAAAATGAGCGATAAAACATTTATGAATTGTTTATATATTATTGGTTTAATTGGTTTTATTATTATCTGGTTAACTAGATAATATAATACCGATTATTACGGAAGTCCTAGAAAAATTTTGGGACTATGGGAGCGCTCCCTTCCTCATTCCAGACCTCAAACTGACCTTCCTTATACCAGGGGCCGGCCTGGCAGGTCCAATCCTTATACATCCAAGCGGGGAGGGGATTCGCCATTCGCGAATACCGAACGGGAAAGTGGGAACTGGAGAATGGGGACGTGGGCCTGGAATTTCCCGATTGGGATGTGATGAATCCTTATACAGCCGCGAAGTGAGGTCGCAGCTTCTCCGCGAACAGAACGCGAACCCCGGCGGCTGTCGCCGCCGAGGTCATGTCGCGTGTACCTGCACCGCCTTCGAACGCGATGACCAGCTCTGGCTTGCCGTACTCGAGCATCAGACGATTCCTGACCGGACCCGCTCGGCTTCCGTGCTTCTTCCAGTCTGCAGGCACTCCGTAAGCGGTGCAACCGTCTTTCTGAGACGCCCATTGCTCTGCGAACGTGTCTGCACCTGACGCACAACCGTGGATGACCAGCGTGATCGCTTTCTTCGCGTGAATCGCTTCGAGCACGAAGGTGACGAAGGTCGAGTCGGTGTAGTCCCGACCGCCACAGACCAGAACCCTCACAGCATGTTCTCGCTGGCGACAATCCAGACGGCTCGACCTCCGGTGAGCTCGAAGTCTTCGGTCTTCAGACGGATGTACGCCTGGCCCACCTGACCGGCGTTCTGCACGTAGCCCTGAATGCCCCAGGATCGAACCTCCGTGACGACCACCATGCAGGCGCCGAATGTGTCCTTCTCAGGGTTCACCTGAACGATGTCGCCCACTTGGACCTTGTGATATGCGGGAATGGCGTCAGTCATGACTTAGCCTCCAGAAGATGAAACGTCAGTGTCTCGTGGTTGTCGAAAGGTTGGATGAGGACGCTTCTCAATGCGTACCGTGCGTCGAGGCGGCTGGCGAACCACTTCGAGAGCTGGCGATTGTCGTCCTGCAGCAGTCCAGGTGGCCAGCCCGTCTTTCCGCCCTTGATTCGGGCTTCGACGGTGCCGTCTCGAGCGTCGTGAGCCATGCAGCCCCGTTCGGCGCAACCGGGGTCGAGCAGAATGGTTTCGACAGCCTGCGGTTTCTCGAGCTCTTGGCAGAACTTCTCCCAGGCGGTCGGGCTGAATGCCACTGCTGCCTGGTACGGGCTGGTGCGGTGCCGATAGAACGTCGCCCCGCACGCTTTGGCGAGGTCTTCGACGTTCATTCTTCGTCTTTCAGCTGGGCGGCCAGCGCTTCCAGTTGATCCGCAGACAGCTTCGAGAGCTTCTTGAGGATGGCAGTCTTGCCGGTGCGGGAGCTGACCTTCTGCTCGCGCTTGGACTTGAGCGCTTCGATGAAGTCGGGCTTGTCAGTCAGCATGTCCAGCATGACTTCGATGACTTGGCCCTGGTTGAGCTTGTGGTTCTTGGCCAGATCAGCGACACGGTCTTGAATGGCGGGATCGAGGACGATCGCGGTGCGCTTGGCGGCGGTGGCTTTGACGTTTTCAGTCATTTGTGATTTCTCCAGTTACAGCAAAAGATGCTGCGTGAATTATAGCAATCCTTATACGAGAGTCAAGGTACTGCCGAAAAAATGCCCGCGTAGGAGCGGGCAGGAGAGTCTGAAAGGAAACCATGACAGGTCGAACGTAGTATACGCCCGACAGTGAGGGGTTTTCAGTCTTCGTCGATGATGAAGCCGATTTTTCGGGAGGACTCTTCTTCTTCCTCGTCTTGTGCGAGAAGCCCGTAGGGCATTTCCTTCAGGAACACCACTGCGAGCAGTGCCAGCGGATTGTTGGTGATGAGAAGTGCAATGACAATCAGACCGATGATTGCCAAATTCAGGAGTAGAGCGTGATTCATGTCGGCCTTTCGCACAGTTTGTCGTACTGTAGCGGATTCCCGACACTCTGTCACGGGTGACTCACCTTCCAAGCCCAAGTTTTTCATAGTCGAAGTCCTCCGAATCGCCCAGGATGTTCTCGGCGAAGCCTTCCGTGCTCTTGATGATGCTCAACCGCTGCAGGCTGTGATCCTTGAGGTAGCGGTTGGAGTCGTCGAAGAAGTCCAGGATCAGGGCCACGTTCGGCCCACTCTTCTTGGCGCGCAAGCCGCGACCGATGCGCTGACGCAGCGCGACCTCGGCCTTGCCCCCGCCAGCCAGAATCACCAGACCGACAGCGGGCACGTCAACGCCCACGTCCAGAATGGTCGAACCGATCAGCACGTCGATTCGACCCGTGGCGAGCTTGTGCAGCGCGGCCTTGCGCTCCGACTGGTCGTTTTCCCCGTAGATGAACTCGGCGCGAATGCCGCCCTCGCGCAGCTTGTCCAGCAGCAGCTGACCGTGCGCTTTTTGCTGGATCAGCACCATCGTGGACAGACGGTTGCGGGCGGCTCGAGCACATTCGGCCACGATCAGGCGGTTGCGCTCGTCGTTGTTGACGATGCCCAGACGGTAGGCGGCCTGCCAGGGCGTGCCCCGCAGCAGCCCCTTGGGCTTTTCGGTCAGCTTGGCAATCTTGAAGATCGGCTTGGCCAGGATGCCTCGGTCGATCAGCAGCTTCTCCGTGACCTTGATGCCGATCGAGCCGAACGCGGCCATCAGGCGCATGTTCGATTCCTCGTCATCCTTCATGAAGGGCGTGGCGGTGATGGCCAGGCGGTAGTGAGCGTTCTTGCAGTGGCGAAGAATCTCGTAGTAGCTGTTGCCGGACGCCTCGTGCGCTTCCTCCCCGATCACGAACTCGAACTTCGAGAGCAGGCTGATCGTCTGGTTGCGGATGGCCACCTGGCGGTTCTGAACCTCGACCGGATCGTCCGGATTGGGCTCCTGCAGGCGCGAAATGAGAGTCTGAACCATGCCGACCGTCATTTTCTTGATGTAGGAGCGGCCCGACTCGTCGGTGAAGCCAAACTGACCGTCGCCGAGCACCGAGCAGGGGATGCCGAGGTCTTTCTCGAACGTCTCCTTCATCTGGTACATCAGAATCGAGCGGGTCGTCAGAAAGAGGGTGGGCCGGTTGATTCGCATGAACGCCAGGCGGGCGATTCGTGACTTGCCGCCCCCTGTGGCCACCTGAGCGATCATCGAGCCGTGCCGCACCAGTCGGTTGACCGTGTCCATCTGGTAGTCGTAACGCGGATCATCCTCAAACGCATCCACCTTCGGGTTCTCCGGCCCCAGCGGCAGGGGTAGCGGCTTGCGAACGCGGTGGACGGTCTTGCCCTGGCGGGTCAGGTGCGCCACCACGTAGTTCACGAACCCGGCGGGAAAGGTGGCTGTCCGGAAGTCGAAGAACGAGCTTCGGCCGTCCCAGTTGCCCATCTTGAACGCGGCGGTGTGCTCCGCGCCCTCAACCTTATAGGAGAGCAGCGACTGCACATGAAGTTTCACATCACGCGGCGCTTCGTGCAGTTTTGCGATAGTTGCGTTGTAGGCGATGGTGACGGAGTTGGATGAAAAATTTGTCATCAGGTGGTTGCCAAGTTCTTATATAAGGATTATAGTCCCGTCATCAGTGACTGAACAGTATTGCCTCTGATGAGCAAAATCAAACTAGAAACACGCAAGCCGTCCGAGCTTGCAGCAAACCCTTGGAACACCAACGTGGTGTCGCCGGAGAACCAGCAGAAGCTGGAAGAAAGCGTCAAGCGCTTTGGTATGTTCAAGCCAATCGTCGTGCGCGAACTCGACGGTGGCGTCCTGCAAATCATTGGTGGCCAGCACCGCTGGGAGGCTGCCCAAGCGCTTGGCCACACCGATGTGCCAGTCATCAACCTGGGTCGCATCAGCGACAAAAAGGCCAAAGAAATCAGCCTGGTGGACAACGGTCGGTACGGTGCCGACGACACCCTGCAGCTGGCGCACCTGCTGGAAGACATCGGGGTTGACGCGAACGAGCTGGCCAGCTTCATGCCGTATTCCGAGTCGGACTTCGCTTCGATCTTTTCGTCAGTCAATATATCGCTGGACGATCTTGATCTACCCGACGGGGATGAACTTTCCGCAAAAACTCCCAACTCAAAACCTGTGCAAACGCACCAGATCATGCGTTTCAAGGTTCCTGTCGATGACGTATCAGTCATCACTGACTTGATTGAACGAACGATGAAAGAACAGCGGTATGTGGACGAAGATTCACTTTCTAATGCCGGAAACGCATTGGTCTTTCTCCTGTCCAAAGTCGCAGACGAGGAGTGATGACATGGACAAGTTTCCTGAATGCGAAAGCTGCATGAACAAGGAACTGGACCCGTTCCAGTGCGACGACTGTGAAGACGCCTGCAACTTCGAGCCGTACGAAGAAGAGGAAGACGCCAGTGTCGAAGAAATGAGCATTCAGGAATTTGTGGAATTCTGGAGAAACAGACAATGACAAAGAACGCGACCGGCACATTGCCTGGCCAGATCACGGTCTGGGCCATCGACAAGATTCAGCCCTACGAGCTGAACGCCAAGATTCACGACGACAAGCAGGTCGAGCGGATCGCCAAATCCATCAAGGAGTTCGGCTGGAGCCAGCCGATCGTGGTGGACAAGGGCGGCGTCATCATCGCGGGTCACGGCCGGCGCCTGGCCGCCATCAAGCTCGGTCTGGACAAGGTGCCCGTTTGGGTGCGCGACGATCTGGATGCCGAGCAGGTGCGAGCGCTTCGCCTGGCGGACAACCGCGTCGCCATCGGTGACATCGACACCAGCTTGCTGCAGAAGGAGCTCGCCGACTTGGACTTTGACCTCAAGGGCATCTTTGACGCCAAGGAGCTCGAGTTCCTCGAGGCAGACCTGGGCGAATACAACCCTGACGCATTCGTCGAGGACATCGAGATCGAGGTCGAGAAGCAGACCAAGGAGTCGGCCAAGACGGTCGAGGAGACGGACGAGCGTGACGTGAAGATCGACAAGGCCCTGGGCTTCAAGACGATCAAGGGCGCCGATGAGCGCCACGTTGCGCGGTTCATGGCTCAGATCGAGGCCGAGATGGGAGCTGAGGGCGCCGAGGCTTTCGTCAAGTTCGTTCGCGGCGTCCTGGAGCCTCAGTCATGAGTGACGTATTCAATGGCCTGCCGCGTCGAATCAAGGTCGGGCAGTACACCTTCCGAGTGGTTGTCTCCAACGCGACAGAGCAGACCGACCTGGATGGCTGTGACGGCCTCACGGACTTCACCAAGTTCCGCATCTACCTCGATGAGTCGCTGCACCGGCAACGCGCCGTGAACGTGGTCCAGCACGAGCTGATCCACGCGATCAACTGGGTCTACGGGGTCGATGACGGCGCCGAAGAGGAGCACATCACCACGCAGGTCACGAATGGCCTGGTGGAGCTCTGGATGAGCAATCCGAAGGTCGTCAACTGGTTCGTCAAGAACTTGCGCGCCATGAAGCGCGAGAACGCGAGGGACGACGAATGAACGTGCCCATTCCTGTTCTGGTGCTGCTGTCGCTGATGGCCATTCCTGGCTTTCTGTTCACGCTGCTGTGGCTCTGGGCGACCGTGAAGCTGGCCATCATCTACTGGAAGGAAGGTGTGTTTTGACCACCTACACCCTCGACAAGAAATTCCACTCGCATGTGGATCGCACCGATCGGGTGCTGGAGATTGCCGAAGCGTTCGGCCTGGGCCTGGACGACAAGACCTTCGTGGTCTTCGACAACCAGCCCATCGACGTGGAGCAGGGCGATGTCGTCTACATCACCGGCCAGTCGGGTTCCGGCAAGTCGCTCGCGCTGCGCGAGCTGAAGGCTCAGATGACGGCCAGCGGTCTGCAGGTCGCCGACGTAGACGAAGTGCCGCTCGACTCGAGCAAGCCGCTGATCGACCAGATTGGCGCCACGACGGCCGAGGCGCTGACCTACCTCTCGATCGCCGGCCTGAACGACGCCTATCTGTTCGTTCGCAAGCCGCAGGAGCTCTCCGACGGCCAGCGGTATCGCTTTCGCCTGGCCAAGATCATCGAATCGGGCGCCAAAGTCTGGATTGCCGATGAGTTCCTGGCGGTGCTGGACCGCACGACCGCCAAAGTAATCGCCTTCAACCTTCAGAAAGTCGCCCGCAAGGTCGGCGCCACGCTGATGGTGGCCACAACCCATACGGACATGGTCGATGACCTGGCGCCGAACCTCTACATCGAAAAACGCTACCGGGAAAAGATCGAAATCGTTCGGACCCCGCAAGGCTACAAGGACAACGAATGACCGATCAAGAAACCTTCGAACAAGTGATGCTGCGCTCCTGGAGTGAGGAAGCAGGAGGCGTCTCGTTCGCGCTTTTCTCTTCTCCCAACTGTGCGCCGTGCGGTCGCGTGAAGGCCGCCCTCGAGCGCCTGGAGAACGCCGGCGTGCTGCGCCATGAGGTGAGCTACATCAACGTGTACCACGCTGCTGCGGCCGCCATGAAGACCAACGTGCGCTCGGTGCCCGTACTGGTTCGCTTTGAGCAGGGCCGCGAGACAGGGCGCCTCACGGGCGATCAGAACGAGCCCAAGCTGCTGGATTTCATCAATGCCTGACATGAGCCTGACCGACGCGGCAATCATCTTCCTGGGCGCCTACACGGTGGTGTTCCTGCTCGGGCTGCAGTCGCGCAACGTGGTCGCGGGTCGCTACGTGGCGGCCATGCTGACCTCGGCCGGCATTTCACTGTCGCAGTTCATCTTCGTGAAGTACGCCGCCAGCGGATCGCTTGCGGTTCTGACTATCTCCACGATGGGCGGCTGCCTGGGCATCGCCAGCGCGATCTGGTTCTACAAGAACGTCATGGACAGGAAGCGCCGATGATCGACAACCAAGACATCCTGATCGAGCGCCGGCAGGTGCCCAAGAACCACATGCTGTCGCTGCTGCCCAACATCTACGTGGAGCGCGGCGACATCGACGACTGGAACCTGCTGCACGAGCTGCACTACAAGGCAGAAAGCCTGGGCATCGGACCGCGCATCTACCGCTGCGTGCTGGAAGAGGGCGGCCGGCGCCAAGTGATCGGCGTGGGCGTTATGACGGTGCCAAAGATGCTTCTAAGCGGCCGAAACGAGGTTTTTCGGCACTTGAAGCCCAATACGGGCGGCATGGACAGCCGTCTAATCAACCGCACTCGAGCCTATTGGATCAATGACCACGCCTGCACGAACAGCCGGCTGGTGCTGGACACGATGTACCGTGGCGCCGGCATCGCCTACCGCATGCAGAACATCATGATGCGAATGACTGGCTGCCAGGTGGTCGAGTTCCAGTCGTCGATGTCCAAGTTCAACCCGTTTGCCGCCAAAGCCGGTATCCGATTCACCAAGCCACGCCGTAGTGCCAACTACGAGAAGGGTGTCAAGTTCTTCCGGCGCTGGTTCGACTCCAATCCATCTGACTTCATGGGTGTGATGGCCGAACTCAACGCCATGCCGGCTGCCGTGCGTGCCAAGTGCGAGCGGGAGATGCGGGACTTCTACTACGCCTGCTCGGCCCTGGAGAAGACGGGCAACGCCCGCTTCCGTGGTGAAGACCGCCGCGAGACGATGGAGGTCGGCTACCTGCTCAAGAGCCTGCAGCAGCTGGTTCTGGCCAGCCCGCTGTACGGGGTCTACATCAACCCCGACGCCAGTCCCGAGAAGGGCAAGAGCACGCTGCCGGCCCGCGTTCCGGTCATCGCTTTCGACAACCAACCCACCGACCAGCCTTTGGACTTGTCCAGGCTGCCCTGAACCATGCATCTGACAGCCAAACAAATCGAACTCCTGAGCGTCATCGGCAAGCGCAACGAAGACGGCGGCGCCACCGATCTCGACCAGATTCTCGAGCGGCTCTCGTACAAGCCGACCAAGCAATCCCTGCAGTTTTCGATCCGCGCCCTCATCGCCCATGGTCTGATCCAAAAGGACGCGCCTGAGAAGCGTAGGGGCCGCACCAGAACTCTCATTTCCCTCACCAAGCAGGGCCAAACGATGATGGGTTCCGCAAAGCCCTCTCCGGCGTTTGTCGAGACCGAAGCCGACGATCTGCTGAGTGACATTGCTGAAATCCTCGAACCCTGACCCTGCGGGAAACTGCGGGAATTTCCCTTTCCCTTCTATATATATAAGTAATAGATGACTGAAGAAATGAAAGTAGATGAAGCGGCTGCGGGATTTCCCACCCCACGGGAAGTCGAAGAGCTGGCCCTCACAGTGGATGCTCAGATCATGAAGCTGCTCGGGCTTCGGTTCGAGATTCAGGACGACATCATCAAGGTCTGGGCTCCGGAGGTGGAAACGCCCGACGAGACCAACTGGATGTTCGGTGAGCGGTTCTCCTGCAACCTGGCCGAATCCATGAACGTGCTTGACGGGCTCAAGGTCGAGGTCGAGTTCTTCGAGGAAGACGGCTGGCATTGGGCTCGTGTGGTGTTCGGTGAAGAAGGCGAGCTCGAGACGGCCGAAGCGCCAAGCAAGGAGTTGGCCGGCGCATTCGCGTGCTGTGCGGCATTGTTTGGCCGATCCGGAGGTAAGTCATGTGTGACTTGACAATGTGTAGCAAAAATGATACAGTCGCCCAGAATTCAAGGCTATCTCCTCTGGGCGTCTTCTCCACGCCCATTTTTTTTGACCGAAAGAACGAGAAGTGACTGAGAAGGCAGAAAAACGCGGGATCAAGCCTGGAACCAAGACGAAGGGCAAGCTCTCGGACAAGGCATGGGCCGAAGCCACGACCCTGTGGAAGCAGGGCGTGGTCACGCTCGAGGAACTGGCGGCCAAGTACGACCGTCATCCCCAGTCCTTCGCCCAGTATTTCCGCCGGCGCGGCATCAAGAAGGGCCAGGACAAGGAAAAGATCGCCAAGAAGGTTGAGGCGGCCGTCGAGAAGCAGGAGCTCAACGACGCGCAGATCATCGCCGCTCGCATTCGCGAGACCAAGGAAGATCACTACAAGATGGCCAGCGGTCTGGCCAAGCTCACCTGGGCCGAGATTCTCAAGGCCAAGCAGGACGGCGTACCCGTCGGAACCGCAATCAACAACCTCAAGGCGCTGGAGAGCGCCATGAACGTGCTCAAGAAGGCCCGCGAGGAGCGCTACAGCGTTCTCGGCCTGGATCGTCCGGACGCTATCGACGAGAACGACGTGCCGGAACTGGTGATCTCGGAGCTCACGGCCGATCAGATCGCCGCGTTGCGCGAGCGTTCGTTCCGCGAGATGGATCAGCTCGAGATCAACGGCGACATCGAGGATGTTCCGCCGGACGAGCCGGATGACGTGGTCGAGGAGTCCTGATGGCATCAAAGGTCGGGCTCTCGCTACACCCCAAGCAGATGGAGGTCTACCGCAGCCAGGCGCGGTATCGCGTGGTCGTGGCCGGCCGACGCTGGGGTAAGACAGCCCTGTCTCGGGTGCTCATCATCAAGAAGGCCCAGAAAAAGAAGCAAAAAATCTGGTACGTGGCCCCCACGTACAAGATGGCCAAGCAGATCATGTGGGTTGACCTGATGGACGCGATTCCTCGCAAATGGATTCGCAAGGTCAACGAAACCAGCCTGACGATCACGCTCATCAACGGCACCCGCATCGAGCTCAAAGGCGCAGACAAGCCCGACTCGCTGCGAGGCGTCGGTATTCACTTCCTCGTGCTGGACGAGTTTCAGGACATGGCCGAAGAGGTCTGGACGCTGGTGCTGCGCCCGACGTTGGCTGACACGGGCGGTCACGCGATCTTCATCGGCACCCCCAAGGCCTACAACTACCTCTACGAGCTGTACAAGAAGGGCCAGAACTCGGCGCTCAAAGCCGCCGGCGAGTGGGAATCCTGGCAGTTTCCGACCATCACGTCCCCCTTCATTCCGCTCGATGAGATCGAGGCGGCCAAGAAGGACATGGACGAAAAGAGCTTCCGCCAGGAGTTCGAGGCGTCTTTCGAGACCATGTCCGGCCGGGTGTACTACCCGTTCGACCGTCACACTCACGTTCAGCAGCTGGAGTTCAACCCGAAGCTGCCGATCTGGGTCGGTATGGACTTCAACATCGACCCGATGTCCACGGTGATCTACCAGCCTCAGCCCAATGGCGAGCTGTGGGCCATCGACGAGATCGTGCTGTTCGGCTCCAACACCGAGGAGGTCTGCGAGGAGCTGGAGAAGCGCTACTGGCGCAACCAGGCGCAGATCGTCATGTACCCCGACCCTGCCGGCGGCCAGCGCCAGCACGCTCGAGGCGAGACCGACATGGACATCCTGCGCGAGAAGGGATTCAAGCGCATCAAATACCGTCGCAAGCACCCGCTTGTGGCAGACCGCGTCAACGCGGTCAACCGGATGCTCAAGGACGCCAACGGAAACGTGCGGCTGCGTATCGACCCGAAGTGCAAGCACTTCATCAACGCCCTGGAGCAGACGATTTACAAAAAAGGCACCCGAGAAGTGGATAAATCCATGGGTATCGAGCACTCGGCCGACGCCGGCGGTTACTGCATCGAGCTGGAATTCCCGGTACGCAAGGTCGAGATTGGCGGCTTGTCAATCTGAGGATTGACTAAGTCACAACTGACGTATAAGATAGGAAAAATCATGCCGACACTCCTGAAACCAGGCGAAGCGTTCGCCGTTGACCCCAAGTCCCCGATCGCGGGAGGCACCGTCGCGCCGCAGACTGACGACCAGAAGAAGCTGCGTGCGCTCATCGAACGTCGGCACCCGGAGTACCACGAGTACAAGGACCACTGGGACTTCCTCAAGACACCTACGAGGGCGG